AGGTTTGTTTGGAGAACAACTGTATGGAAATACAGGTGGTAAGTACCTGACTATTACCGAAGGAGAGTGTGATGCTATGGCAGTACATGAACTCTTCCAAGGTAAGTGGTCGGTAGTATCTTTAAAGCGTGGAGCTTCGGCTGCTGTTAAAGATATACGAGAGAGCATTGAGTTTGTAGAATCATTTGACAATGTAGTTCTATGTTTTGATAATGACAAGGCAGGTAAAGATGCAGCTAAAGCTGTAGCTAAGATACTCAAGCCTAACAAAACTAGAATCATGTCGTTCCCTAATGGGTTCAAAGATGCAAACGAAATGCTTAAGCAGAAGAAGTTCCAAGAGTTTACCCAAGCTTGGTGGAACTCTAAGACATACACTCCTTCAGGTATCATGGAACTATCATCTCAAAAGGCTGACTGGTTACATAGAGAAGAGAAGGAGAGTATTGCATATCCATGGGATGGACTGAACAAGAAGTTGTATGGTATGCGTAAAGGAGAACTTGTTACCCTTACAGGTGGCACAGGTCTCGGTAAGTCTAGTGTGACAAGAGAACTAGAACACTGGCTTATTAAGAACACAGAAGACAATGTAGGTATTGTAGCACTTGAGGAGAACTGGTTGAGAACTGCTGATGGTATACTATCTATCGAAGCTAACGATAGGATATATTTATCAGAGAAGCGTAAGAATTATTCAGATGATGACCTCATGGGTTTGTTTGATAAGGCTATTCCTTCAGGCAGGGTGTTCATCCACTCTCACTTAGGTGCTACTGACATTGATGATATCTTTGCCAAGCTTAGATATATTATTGTAGGATGTGAATGTAAATGGGTAATCGTTGACCACTTACATATGCTTGTCAATGTTCTCCACGAAGGAGACGAGAGACGAGGTATTGATATGTTGATGAATAAATTACGTAGCCTAGTTGAAGAGACTGGTGTAGGTATGATATTAGTATCCCACTTAAGAAGAGCAGCAGGAGATAAAGGACATGAGCAAGGTATTGAAGTATCGTTGTCCCATCTCAAAGGCTCACAAGGTATAGCACAGCTATCGGATTGTGTGATTGCACTAGAGAGAAATCAACAGGCAACCAATCCCGAAGAAGCTAACCTTACCAAGGTTCGTGTACTTAAGTCTAGGTATACTGGAGACACAGGATTAGCTTGTGGTCTTAGATATAATTCTGATACAGGTAGACTGTTTGAAGTATCAGAGGAGGAAACATTTGACAATGAACAATTCTAAAATAATATTTGATATCGAAGCTGATGGCTTAGACCCTACAGTTGTATGGTGTATCGTAGCTAAAGAATTAAATGGTGCTGTCCATAAGTTTGATAACACACAGATAGCTGAAGGGATTAAGTTCCTAGAAGATGCTGATGTATTGATTGGACACAACATCATAGGCTATGATATACCTGTGTTAGAAAAACTACATGGTGTAAAACTCACTAACAAGTTAGAAGATACACTTGTCATGTCAAGACTATTTAATCCTATCCGTGAGAACGGACATAGTTTAAAGGCTTGGGGATGGCGTGTTGGTTGTTTGAAACAAGAACAACCTGAAAACTTTGATGAGTTTACACCTGCTATGTTAGACTACTGTGTTCAAGATGTAAGATTAAACGAAGCTGTATATAATTACTTGATAAAAGAAGGTAAGATATTTAGTGAAGAATCTGTCAGCCTTGAACATAACGTAGCTAAGATAATAAAACAACAGGAGAAGAATGGATTCTTTTTCAATACTCAACAAGCTATGGAACTTCTTGCTGAACTTAAAGCAAAGCAACTTGCTGTTGAAGATGAAGTACATAATACTTTTAAACCTAAGTTAGTTGATGATAAGTTAGTTACTCCTTATGTTAAAAAAGATGGAGAGTTATCTAAGCGTGGTATGACTGATGAAGAATACGATAGATGTATCAAGACTCAAAGCGTTGAACCCTTTATGAGACAGAAGTTAGTTGACTTTAATCTTGGTAGTCGTAAACAGATTGGAGAATATCTTATTGACTTTGGTTGGATACCTAAAAAGTTTACACCAACAGGTCAGCCGATTGTTGATGAAGGTACTCTCAAAAAGATTGAACACATCAGAGAAGCCAAGTTAATTGCAGACTTCTTACTATATCAAAAGCGTATAGCACAGGTTACATCTTGGATAGATGAACTTAAAGATGATAGAGTCCATGGTAGTGTAATACCTAATGGAACTATCACAGGTAGAATGACACACAGAAATCCTAACATGGCACAAGTACCTAATGCAGGTAGTCCTTATGGTAAAGAGTGTCGTTCATGTTGGACTATACCTGAAGGACGTAAGCTTGTAGGTATTGATGCTAGTGGATTAGAACTTAGAATGTTAGCCCATTATATGAATGACCCTGAATATATTGAAGAGGTTGTCAATGGAGATATACATACTACCAATCAGAATCTTGCAGGTTTAAAGACTAGAGACCAAGCTAAGACATTTATATATGCCTTAGTNTATGGNGCAGGAGATGCTAANATAGGTAGTGTTGCAGGTGGTGGATTAAAGAAAGGTAAAGAACTCAAACAAACTTTCTTTAAGAACTTACCTTCACTTAAAAATCTAAAAGAAAAAGTACAGAAAGCATCTGAACGAGGATACCTCAAAGGTTTAGATGGTCGTAAGATATATGTACGTAGTCAACATGCTGCACTTAATACTTTACTACAAGGTGGTGGTGCAATAGCAATGAAGAAAGCTATGTGTTTCTTAGACGCTTTAATAAAACTAAATGGTATAGATGCTAAGTTTGTAGCTAACATACATGATGAGTGGCAGATAGAAGTGCCTGAAGAACAGGCTGATTTTGTTGGAGAGCTTGGAGTTAAATCTATAGAACGAGCAAGTGAACATTTCAAGATGCGTTGCCCATTAACAGGAGAATATAAAATAGGAGACAATTGGTATGAAACCCATTAAAAATTCAAGTAGAAAAGGAGACTTTGCAGAGTACTATGCTGTAACATGGTTATGGGATAATGGATATGAAGTCTTTCAGAACTCGGGATGCACTGGTCCAATAGACATGATAGCTATGGATAAGAAAGGAACTATTANTTTNATTGATGTAAAGACAATACATCCTAATAATNATAATGATAAAACTCCTAATTGCAAAAAGACTAGAACAAAACTACAACAAAAACTAGGAGTTCAATTATTAGGATTCAATCCCGATACAAGAGAACTACAATTTATAGGACATAAAAATGACTAAAGATAAAAAAGATATTGACAAAACTGAATTAGATAGCTATAATAAATTTACGTCTGAGTCAGGACATTGGTATACTCAACAGGGAGAACCAATGTATACTATCATCGGTGCTAATGGTAAAGAAAGGAACACAACTCTTAGAGATGCTAAGAAAGAAAACTTAGTTCCTTCTGTTACTACTGTACTAGGTATGATAGCTAAACCTTCACTAGAAAACTGGAAAATAAATCAAGCACTTAACTCTGCTATTACCTTAGAAAGACAAGAGGGAGAGTCTATTGATTCATTCACTTACAGATGTAAATATGATTCTAAGAAAATAGGTATGGAAGCTGCCAAACAAGGTACTAAAATACACTATCAGATTGAGAAAGGATTCTTAGGTCTAGGTCAAACAAAACCCTACAAGAAAATAAAAGCTTGGCTTGATGAGAACTATCCTGATGAAGAATGGATAGCAGAAGATTCTTTCTGTGCTGATTCAGGTTACGGTGGTAAGATAGATTTATATTCTAAGTCTGGAATCTTTGTTGACTTTAAAACTAAAGATAATTTAGAAGGCAAAGACCCATCCAAGTTAGTATATGACGAGCATGGTATGCAGTTGTCTGCTTATGCACAGGGTTGTGGCTTTGATAATCCACAGAGAGTTTCTATCTTTGTTGATAGGAAAGATACAGGATTAATCTCTTGTCATATATGGGATGATGAATCTCATACAAGACATCTAGGTATGTTCAATAGTATATTAGATTACTGGAAGTTAGTTAAGAACTATGACTCCTCGATTGATAATGCCTAGAAGATTACCAAGAAAACCTAGACCTAAAAAGACAGGTGTACCTAAAGGATATGATAGTATTTGGGAATATCAAATACATCAGACTCTTCTTAAAGATTGGAAACATCATTGGGATAACATAGACTATATAGTTAAGCATAAATATGAGCCTGACTTTGTTAAGATAATAGATAACAAAACTATTTTGATTGAAGCTAAAGGTAGGTTTTGGGACTATGCAGAGTATAGTAAGTACATACATATTCGGACGGCTTTGCCTAAAGGTTACGAGTTAGTATTCTTATTTCAAAAACCTTTTGCACCTATGCCTCAAGCTAAGAAAAGAAAAGACGGAACTAAAAGAACTCATGCTGAATGGGCAGAGAAAAATAATTTTACATGGTATAACGAAGAGAGTTTACCGAAGGAGTGGAGAAGCAGTGAACTATAAATTTAATGAAGATAAAATATTAAATGAATTAAAAGCTTATGTAGGCAATACATATGACCAACATTATTCTAATGGTAAGTATCAAGCAACAGATATGATAATTGATTCAGGGTATGGAGAAGGCTTCTGTCTTGGAAACATTATGAAGTATGCCATGAGGTTCGGAAAGAAGGAAGGAAAAAACAATTTAGACTTGTATAAAATTATACATTATGCTATAATAGCTATTCATGTCAACAACAAGGAACAAGATAATGGTGGAAGATAAAATAGGAACTAAGCCTTACTTAGGAATTGAAATAGATTATGATAAAGAAAAAACATTTGACAAGTTTAGCCTTGACACATTAAAAGATAGATATCTTTGGGAGAATGAAACACATGCACAAGAAGCATTCGCAAGAGCCTCCGTCTTCGGAGCAACCTTCAAAGGCGAGACAGATTTTGANTTGGCTCAAAGACTTTANAACTACAGCTCCTCTCGTTGGTTCATGTTTAGCACTCCTATACTTAGTAACGGGGGAACAAGTCGTGGGCTTCCTATCAGTTGTTTCCTTAATTATGTTCCTGATAGTCGGGGTGGTTTATCTGCTCACTATGACGAGAATATATGGTTGGCAAGTTCAGGTGGAGGCATCGGTGGATATTGGGGCGATATTAGGAGTAACGGTATTTCTACTACTCATGGCAGTCGTTCTACTGGTTCAATTCCTTTCATGCATGTAGTTGATTCTCAGATGTTAGCCTTTAACCAAGGCACAACAAGACGTGGTAGCTATGCAGCTTACATGGATATAAGCCATCCCGA